GTATAATGTCAACCACATTTTTAAATAGAAATAAAACGAATATTTTGTTAGCCGGATTATGTATTTTATTTGCGTGGTTAATTATCAATTGGTTTCGCTACCTAATGAATAATTATTTTATTTTGAAGGGAACTAATAGTACAAGTACAAGTACAATTAGAAGCGCAATGTATAAGGAAGGTTTTGAACAAAATATATATGACGTCAAAACATATGACAACCAATATACACATAGTATTGACTTGCCTATTAATACTGACAAATCGTGCTCTAATTTCTGCGGCCCGGATGCTAGATGTTCCAAGACTAAAGGCCAATGTTCCACTGATTCCGATTGCTGGCAATATGGTTGCCAATCAATGCTAAAACAGCCACCGACAAGTGTTGATGATGGACCTGAACCCGATTATGATGCCGGCATACTAACATACAATCAGACACCTCAATACTCTTCGTTAACGACAGATATGGGCTCAGAAGCTACTGTTATTGACGCAAATGCCGAAGTACCTAGGTCTTATGATGGTATTCCAGTTTGGCAAGAGACATATGATCAACAGGCGAGAATGGTAGATGATGAATTAGCGTATCAGTATTCAGCAGCACCGGCACAATATAGAACGGCTCCAGCTTACCCAGTCTCAACGACAATTACAGGGGTATTTTATGATATCGGACCGACACCGGCGAACGCTTCCACCTTTTAAAAGGTGGAGCCAAACCATCAGATTAAATTTCATTTTCTTTAAGTTAAAAATAATATATATTATATTCGGCCTTTAAGTTAAAAATAATATAATACATTGTTGTACCTTTATTGTGGGTTTGGCTCCACCTTTTAAAAGGTGGAAAAAAGGTGGAAAGTTAGGTCGCATACATTAACCCCACATTGCCACCAATAAAGTGTACAATATTGATCCTTTCTTCAAACAGCACTAGATTAAAATTGTAATCATAAATGCGCCACGTGGGTTTATTAACACCAATAACCTGTTTTGTTATAGGATCACAAATGGTTAAACTCTGCGCCAATGGATCCAGTGGCGGCGTAATTGTTGTGAATTCCAATTCTATTTGCGTAAACCGATTCATATTTATTGCTCCCGATGGTTGTAAATTTGAATTATTGGAGTGGATACTAAAGTTGTAGCAATAAAGACCTTGAGGCGCATTACCACTCGTCCTAGTATATTTCTCAATATAGTTATAAACTCCGGCTGGTTGAATATTCTCACGATATGATCCATCTAACAAAATACCCATTCCTATCAAAATTTGCTTATCATTTTCTGGTGAATAATTTGACGTAATTAGCAGACCAGTCAAGTTACCATTTGGATTTACTCCGGGTCCTATATAGGTAGGCACCAAAATTGGAGGCTGAGACCCATCTGAACGGTAAATTAAATAATTACCTGACGCGGGTGCTTGGACTACATCTAGAGGCATATAATTGTAGGGCCAATTGCTGTAATTTGACCATTCATTTCGCAAATTAGCGTCACTGCGTTGAAAATAGAACATCCAATTGGAGACCATACCAAGTGAATCAAGTTCCACCTTGTTAGGTCCAGTCACATTGTAAAATATTTGCTCATGAACCTGTTTTATTAAATATTTCTGCTCCTCCATCGCAAAAAGGCGCTCTTCATCATTGGATAAGAAACCATATGTACAATTCAAATGTACATCCGCATTCCATAATGTTCTGGTATCAAGATAAGAAGTAATACATAAATCAATGTCGGGTGGGGGCTGTAAGAAACGATAAAACTGCATATACCATGAATTTAAATTGGGCGCTATATAAGGATAATTATAGGTATAATCAAACACATCACGAATTTGAAATAGTTCATTAACAGGTCTAATTGTCACGACAATATGTAACTCATTGTATTGGAGGGATGTCAAAGGAAAAGCCATTTGGCTTTTGAGACCAAACCAACCATTTAGGGGAATATATAAAATGCGACCTCTTATAGACGGTTCAGGACCAGCCAGCGCATCCGTGTAGAACGCATTTGGATACGAGTTGACCCGTGATCCAGCATTTCCAGGATCATTTATTTCCTTTGTATTGCCGGTCATTACATCAAACAATTCTTTCTTATCAGCAGAAAAATCACGCTGAACAGCAGATAATAAGTAATCACCAGAATATTCCTGGAGTGTATAATTACCGCAAGTGATACTGATTTTTGAAATCATTTTTGCTCCTAAATTTTCAATCCATTTGAATTCATAAGGAGCCCATTCCTGTATTTCAGCATCTTGTTGTGGCGGCATAATTGGACTCCAAATGCTCGGTAAAGCAACTGACAAATAACAATCCATTAATAAATCAGCATATCTAGGTATTTTGAATGTGAATGTTGATTCCTCGGACATACGTAATGTTTTAGAACCTTCAAAATCAACGCGAAACTTTTGTAGACCAAAATTAGTATAGTGCGCATAGGTTGATTTGAAAAACGTTTTAGAAGGATTACCGTTTAAAACTATATTTTGTTGTCCAACTGATACAAGATTCATTAGTCCTCCTGGCATTTAATTGTAATTATGATACTAACATATTATTTTTTTAACTAATTATAACTGGCATTATATTAATTTAACAATGAAATATATTATTATTTTATACAATTAATATAATAAAGATAATGGCAACAACACAACCAAATATATCAAACGCAGCAAATCAAGCAGGTGATGCTTTAAAAAAAGGTATTAATGATTTATTAGAAATGCAAGAAAACACTGCTATTACATTGTTAACATTCTTGACATTTTTAACCATTATAATGGCATTCTTGTATTACTTCTATTTTAATGGCACAGGCACTGTTGGTGGCATTTTTATGATATTGATAATAACAGTAATGCTTAGTATAGTTGGTCAAGCAGTTATGGGCGCATCTGGACTAGCTGCTGGTGTTGTTATAGGTGTTATTGTAGGCATCATAATATTTGTTAAAATGATAAATAGTAAGGTTACACGCAATTGTAATATAATGGACACTGTATATGGTGAAAAGAATACTGCTATTACTTCATTGAGTTATTCAAATGGTGCCAGTAGTGGTTCAGAAGAGTTACAACCTTTGTGTTATTATTATATTAAAACCGCATATAACTGTTGTAGCGGCGGCAATTATAGAAATGATTATGTTTCATTGTGCTCGTTACAAGATCTATTGAAGCAAGGTGTAAGAGGTCTAGACTTTGAAATTTATTCAATCAATGATGAACCAGTTGTCGCCACCTCAACTGTAGACAACTATTGTGTCAAAGAAACATTCAACTATATTAAGTTTAGTGATGTAATAAATACAGTGGTTAATAATGCTTTTTCCGATAATGCTCCTAACCCGAATGATCCTATTATTTTTCATTTGAGAATAAAGAGCGAAAATAAAGCAATGTATAAGAATTTTTCTCAGATGTTACAAAGTATTGGTAATCGGTTAATGGGACCTGATTATAGTTATGAATATAAAGATGATCAGGGACGTATAAGAAATTTTGGCGATGTTAATATTTCTAAAATGATGGGCAAAATTGTTATTATTGTGGATAGAAGTAATACGACTTGTTTATGTGATGACTGTGAAGAAGATTGTGGTGAATTTTATGAATTTGTAAATATGACAAGTAATTCTACATTTATGCAATTATTAAGGTACAGCGACATTGAATATACACAAACACCTGATGATTTAATTAATCAAAATAGACGAGCAATGACAATTGGTCTACCTAATAAAGGTGCCAATCCGAATAATCCAAGCGCAGCTGTTATGCGTTCATTAAGTGTCCAAATGCTTACTATGCGTTATCAAATGGTTGACGCAAATGTAGAAGAGAACGATATGTTCTTTAACGAAGATGGTCACGCTTTCGCATTAAAACCAGTAAAGCTAAGACCCATTGTAACTGTGATTGATGACCCTGTACCACAAAACCCATCATATTCATATGAAACAAGAACTGTGGAGGGGTCATTTTATAAATTGGATGTTTAAAAACTTGGGAACATTGTAAACTTGAACATTGTAAACTTGAACATTGTAAACTTGAACATTGTAAACTTGAACATTGTAAACTTGAACATTCTAAAAATAATATTTTAACTATATATAATATAATAT